TCAAATAAATTTGCTGTTGGTGGATTTGTATTATAACCCCTTGAACCTATCCATAATGGCCAATCACTACTTGTATAAGCATAAGTAGTAGTTGGGATAGGACTTAATTGATTATTTGAAGTTAATACTGCTCCATCTAAATATGCTTTAATTTTATCTGTATCTGTAGCTCCACTACCATCATACACAACAACTAAATGATACCACGTACTTGTTGATAAAGTTGGGTTAAAATCTACATATCGATAGTTTCCTGTTGCATTTGCTAATGTAACCCTTATTGTGTAACTATCATTTAAATCTATTTGTATAGCAAACCATTTTTGTAATGAACCAGTTGCAGCTGGATAAGCACCTAAAAGACCTTGCATATTTGTAGCGTGATTTGTATTAAACCACATAGAAAAGCTTAATTCTGATTTGTTTCCAATAATAGAAGGATCACCTAAACTAATAATATCATTTGCTCCATCAAAAGACATACTATAATCATTAGCAAATGAAGCAGCTGTAATAGCCATTGGCACACTAGAACTAACACCTGAAACAGTATAAGTTATAGTATATGAAGCTATAGTTGAACTAGATAATGTAATTTCACCTGTTGAAGTATTTAAAGTTAATCCTGCTGGACTAGCACTAAAAGTACCTCCTGTAGTTCCTGTAATTGTTGGTGTTGGGTTGCTTCCATCTTGAGCATAACTGCTTGCAGGATAGCTAAAGTCAGCAGATACACCAATTAGATCAGTATCACCTGCCCAACTATCTGCATAAATACTACCAGCATCAATAGTATTTTCATACTTGCCATAACCATTAGTGTTATTTGCTGCTGCTTGTCCCCATCCATTTGTTACTGCCATAATATTTTAATTTATAAAACCCATCCCCCAAAGTCAGCTTTGTAATCTGGGCTTACATCATCGTTAGTATTGTTAGTATATTCAGGAAACAAAGTTTGATTAAAACACATATAATCAATGAAACGATTAGTGTAGTGCTGTGCTTTGTTCCTTGCGTCTTCTTTTAAATAATCTACATCATTTCTACTTAATGGTGTACTGTTTTCAGCATTCTTAGTATATATACCTCCATTAGCTAAATTAACACCACTATATGGCAAATATTCAACCATTGCCCACCATACTAGCATCCATTTTAAATGATCTTGTAATAGTGTTAAATAGTTACCTGCTAAAGTACCAGCAATTATATCTGCTTGTATCTTTTCTATTAGATTTGTGCCTGTGTAATTAGTGATATGGATATCCTGCGCTGTTTTCACATAGGGTAGAAACTTGTCCGCATCAATATTGCCGTTAGCACTTGTGAATGCTACCAAATCTTTTCGTGTTATGAGTAAAGCTTCTGCCATCTTATTTTATTTTGTTTTAGGTTTCCAAGTTGGGTAATGACCATTTTTTGGCATTTTTCTTGGTGGTATTATTGCATCTTTATGTCCTCTAGGTTTTGGTGCTACACTACTTGGAACTTCTTTTACCACTTTATAATCTTCCAAATCTTTACTACCTTTTTTACCATCTTTTAATGATGATTTCTTTATTTTATATAATACCTCTTTCCAAATATGTCTACACCATACACCACCCTTAAATTTAAAAAGATCAAATGGTTTATCTTTATGCATAGGTAATTGTAAAGATTTATATTTACTTGCACTCCAATTTTTACTAGCTTTATCAATATCTTCAATTCTGTAAACTATTTTCCTTTTTGTTCTGTTCATCATTTCCTTACAAAATAATCTGGATTCACCACCTGAACCTGAAGCAGTACCAACTGCATATTTATATCTTACTTTGTAATAAGATTTGTCTAATACTGAATGTTTATTTGGAAAGTTCTCTATTGGATAGTTAGTTCTAGGTGCTTTTGCTAAATTTGTTTCAATTAAACTTTCTGCCCATTCCTCTGTGCTTATATTATCATCACTATGATCTCTAACATCTACCATTTCCCATTCTTCTGTGTCTATAACTTCTCCATTAAGTTCATCTAATATTAAATTAAAATCTTCATCACTTAAATCATTATCTTGCTTTAGAGCTAATTTTTCTAATGATGCATAATCACCATAACCATCATCTTCCTCTTTAACACCTGTTTCCTCTTCTCTCTGCTCATCACTTGTAACATCATCAAGATCCATAAACTCAAGAGGTTCTAGTGTCTTAAAATAAAGATTTAAGCTAATGTCATTTACTGCAAACATTGCTTCTAAACAATCTACAAGCAAATCCTGATAAGGTCTTATAACAACATTGTGAAATAATAAAGTAGCATTTTTAATTTCATCAGCATTACTTCCTAAACTACTATTTCCATCTCTTAGCCCAATTAATAAAGGTGATGTAACTCTATGTGTTACCATTATTTTTCTTTGGCATTCTTCACTAAGGTATTGGTAGTGTTGAGGTGCATCATTCAAAGGAATATCATCAACAGTAGTTTTACTTTCACTATCATTATTAAATGCTATTATAACTTTTTCACCATATGAGCCAGTTAGCTTTCCTAAAACATCATTTTTAATTGCTAGTTGTTTCTCTCTATCTGGAATACCATTGTTAAAATTGACAACTTTAGTACCACTAAAACCATTCTGGCAGTCATTAATTAAATAATCTGCTATCTCGCTTTCTAAAGTAGCATAGCTAATTTGATAATCTGCTGGACTATAATAATAATAGCCAGTCACATATCTTTTAACTATGTAAATCTCATTTTTAGCACCACTACCAAAAACAGGAAACTTTTTTAATTTAGTATTTCTAGTTACTTTACTCCAATCAGGTGCATAAAAGTAGTTTTTTACATCACCATTAACAGTAGCTTTTTCTGCTCTTAATGTTTCTCTTGGAAAATGTGTAATACTAGCAATTCTATCACCTTGATATGATACCTGAAAAGCACCCTCACCTAATAGTTTTAAATCTTGACATACTCTACGTAAATCGTGTGGTTTTAATATGCTTTTCATTTGTGCATACTGCTCAGGTTTCTTGCTTGAATCAGTAGCATCTAACCCTCTACCATATATCATATTAACAATACCATTTATAACAGCATTGTTAGTAGTTGAATCCATATAAGCATCTATTAATGCTTGATAGTAGTCATTATTCTCACCTATCCCAATCCATTCCCTATTACGTTCTTCTGTAATTTTAGGTCTTTCATATTCATTTAGTTGTATTAAATGTAAGTTATCCATAGTATGCGTATTCATTGTCACCTTGTGGTGCTTCTGTAAATAATCCATTAGTTATTTCAAATTCTGTAACAGTTTGATCTGTGCAAAATATTTTATCTTTAAATATAATAATAGAATCAGTTATATTAGTTATTTCTAAAACATAAAAATTTGCAGTTGTAAGTGCTTGAGTTGTTGAATAAGTATAATAATAAGTAGAACTACTAAAACTAGGAACAGTATCTGTAAATACAGTTTCTTTCGTACTATCTGATTTTATAGTTAATTTATACGTCTTAGCCACATCAATTGCTTCTCTTGGTATAAATTTAATTGATCTAGTGCCTGTACTCGTTAATATCTGCATCTTTTTATTATTTTAATTGTTTAAAAAAAAAGAGGAGAAATATAATTATCCCTCCCCCTCTCCAACTATAAACTAACTATTATGAATCACCCTCTATATTAACTATTAGTACCTACTACATATGTAATAGTTGCAGTACTCATACCTAGATATGGTGCTGCTGAAGTTCCACCATTAACAAAATTTGCAAAAGTAGTTTCCTGTCCTACCATTGTAATTGTGTATCCTGATAAATCACCCATTGCTGTACCAGTATTAGCTGCAATAGATGTAACTTCCATTCCATTATTTAATCCACATTGAAAGAAATTGCCATTATAGTCCTCAACTACTACATGAGGCCTACCATATGCCATTAGCTTCAATTCTTTGTGAAACTCTTTTTCCATTTTTGGAAATGTTAATGTTAAAGTTTGTTCTGCAAATGTAGTTCCATTTTCCCTAGAACTATTCATTGTTTGATCTAAACTGTTAGTACCTTTAAGATCATATTGATATGCTGTAAATGTTCCTGCTAAATCAGTAATCTCATCATTGGAAAGTGTTACTGCTCCAAGATCGCCAAAATCTACAAACCAGCAACGTACTATTCCGCCAACAATATCTTTACAGGGTACCTTACGTCCTATACTTAAATCACATGCCATCGTATTTAAATTTTAAAAAGAGGGATATTTCAATCCCTCATTATATTAATATTAAGCGTAGATTACAACGTCAGAAGTTATTCCCATTTGAACACCTGCTGAAAATCTCATAACCAATCTTACATTTTGTGATCCATCAACATCTGCCATATCAATTAATTTTACTTCATTTTGATCACTCATCAAACCTGTGCCGAAGTACATATTAGATTTTTGTGCTGCCATCATTGAATCATCAGGTAATCCTGCTGCCATAACTACTTTAACACCATCGTAAGATAATGCTCCATTATTCCACCATTGTGTTCCTTGTGCATTTACACCTGCTGCTCCTAATCCATTAGCACCAAATCCTCCAAGCGCTCTCACATATAATTTAGCAGCTTTTCTTGAAAGATAAATGTGCAAATCCTCTTTTCCATAAACTGCACTTGGTATAGCATCAACTACCTTGCCGATTTCATCTATGATATTTGCAGCTGTAAGTGGTGTTCCTGAAACAGATACACACCCTGAACCACCAGCAGTTGCTAAATAGTAAAAGCCATCAAATTCACCTGCGTTGCCTGTCTGACCTGCCCAAATATTCTGCTCTGTTTTCTCAGCTACTAATCCTGCTGCATGTCCAATAATGAAATCAGAGAATTTAGGTGGTAAGTTATCAAATGCAGAATATCCCATTTGAATCGCCTCC